GATCGTTCCGAAGAGAACCGGATTCGCTTTTGAAAAATCTCGAATCTTTTTGACGACGTTCGAGAACGACGTTGCGATCGAGACGACAGTCGGAGCAAGCTGCTCACCGATCGAGATCGCGGCAGCCATAACCTTATTCTTCGCCAGCGTCATTTGATTGTTGAAACTGAGCAGCTGCTTCTGCGAGACCTCTTCGGTTGTGCCACCGGCGTTTCTAAGTTCCTTTTCGTATTCTTTGATTGCATCAGAAGTTCCGAGAAGAGTTAAGAGCGCCAGTTGTGATCTCTCCTGAAAGCCAAGCGTTGTCAATTCAGCCTTCTTTTGCATATCTGTCATTCCGCCGAGCCGATCTTCAAGCTGCGCGACGATATCGCCCATATTATTGAGCTTTTCATTCGCATCAAAAACGGCAATGCCAGCAGCCTTAAAAGCCTTTTTGTTATCCATCGCGGATTTCTGGAGATCTCGCAAAACGATTGAATATTGCGTACCGGCTTCAGCGCCTTTGATCCCTTGATCGGCGAACGCAGCAAGAACCGCGACACCGCTTTCAACTTCGACTCCGTAGGCACGCATCGACGGAGCTGCTCGATTCGTGAGAGCTTCAGAGAATTCTCTAACTTTGGCATTTGCAAGAGTATTCGCTTTGACGAGGACATCGGAAACACGAATCATGTTCTCTTCGTTTTGCGCTGTATTATCAACCGTTAATCCGAGAGCGCTTTGCGCATCAGTCAAAAGATCCGTTGCTGAAGCCAGATCAAACGCGCCGGCTGTTGCGAATGAAGTCACGATCGGCAAAGCTGCGATCGACTCTTCAGCATCGAGACCGGCGGAAGCTAGAAAGAAATAAGCTTCAGCAAGATCCTTCGCAGCAAAGATTGATTCGCCCGACATCTGAAGCACGGTCTCTTTCATCTGATCGCGCAGTTCTTCGGACATGTCGCCCATGATTGACGTCGATTCGGTCATCGCCTGGTCGAAGTCTCCAAAGGCTTGAACGGCTTTTCCCATTCCGGCCAGGATCGCAGCGCCGACAATGGTCATGGCTGCGCCCATTTTCCGGAATTTACCAGCTGTCTTTTCGGACATGCCGCCCATCTTCGCTTGATCGGCATTGACCTTCGAGACTTGCGAAGACCATTTCTTCGTATCAAGTATTAAGCTGCTAACGATTGCGCCGGCGACAAATGCTCCAGCCATTTTCTTTCTCCTTCATTCAAGCTCTTCATCATCAAGTCTCAGCTTTTGAAGCTCAAAGTTTATTTGCAATAAACGCTGATGAGTCGGATTGCTGTCAAGTGATGACGCGATCCGCCGTCCGATCAAAGCGTTGTATTCGTCGAGAAGATCTTTCTCAAGCGCTGCGTTATACCAGAATTCTTCATCCCTATGATCGAGACTCAAAAGCTCCGTGATTGAGAAGTTCGGAAAAGTAAACGCTATTTTTTTGATCCTGGCACGCCAGTTTTGCTCGAGGATTTTTTGCCTTTCGGCGGAACTCTGCGCGGCTGTTTCGCTTTTTTTTTAAGTTTCTGAGATTCAAGGAATTCGGTTGTCGATTCGATTTTTCTGCGAGCGATCTTGAAGACGAGACTATTCATCGCCAGATGAACTTGCTCATATTCAAATTTGTCGAGAATCTTCACATCGATGTCGAACAGATAAGCCAGGTGAGAATATATCAGTTCATCAACTTTCCCAGCATCCCGAGCGTCTGACGCCGCGTTCATTTCGGCTTCCCAGTCATAATGCTTTCGCATGACTTCACGAATGAGACGTCGGCAAGTGAATCGAACAGGATCTTTCTTCTCGTCAATACGGATTGAGATCGTGATCGGCGGAAGAATGCTCTTTTGATTATCTAGCGTTATCAGATCTTCTGTCATCAATTAAACTCCCCATTTGCAAAGCTGGCCGCGCCTGACAACTGTCTGAACTGGATAGACTTTGAAGTTCACGTTATACATGCGCTGGCCTTCCCTGTCATAACCGAGAGCAAAATTCATGACCGGATGAACATGCCAAAAATAAACCCATTCAGAGCGGTCGATGGCTAGCTCATTGCAAAGGATCGGTCGAATGACGGCCGGAACACTATTCTCGAAATAAGAATACCCGACACAATTCAAGATGATTAGCTCGTCGGCAGACTGCATTTCGAATTTGTTCGGGAAGATCTGGCTTAACTGCCATCCTGTAAGACGAGTGAATGGAGCGTCGATCGTGATGACTGTTCCTTTCGAAACGGTGTCGACCGGCGCGTCTCCGAATTCCTCTTCGAAGACGTCTGCCGTGCCTTCCTCGATGTTGATCTGAAGAGTTCCGAGCGTGGGCCTGATCTCGATGTTCTCATGAGGACTATCCCCATAATCGAGAATAAAAGCTCCAGGTGAAATGTCTCTGAGTTTTCCTTGCGGCATTTCTTTTCTCCTTTATTTCGCGCAAATGCGAAACAGATAATTTGTTGAGAACACAAAACGATCTTTGTCGTCTGGATTCTCTATCGGTACTGGCGAACCGATTCCGTCAATAACCATGACGGTGTATTCTAAACCGGAAGCAATAACCGGTAAGTCGCATTGATTCTCACCGTGGAGATCATCAAAAAACTGCATTGCATCGGCTCGAGCGGTGAAGAAATTCGAGTGTCTGTTCAATATTTGAATCGGCTTGTCCTGTCGATCCGGAAGATCGCCGACAAGATCCGCCGGTGAGTTCTCAAGGATCGCAGCCATCCGCGGAATTTGCTCAAGCGAAAGACCGTCTTTATTCCGAACAGGAACATGACCGACAAAAAAATTAATATCGCGTGTCCAGAAAGGATTGACGACATTGATCCGGTTCAATATGAAAGTTGAGATCTCTTTAAGCATGAATCATACTCGCTAAAAACTTTATATACTTATTCTTAAACATTGAAAGCTTCGATGACAAGTACTTTCTTCCCGAACCTGGAGTCGTCCAGGCAATGTCTTTGTCTTTGGCTATTGAAAGCTCATGCCATTTCGCAGCATAAATGATATTGAATCCGATTTCGACTCCGAGCTTCTGGCTGAGAAGATTAATGAATTGAGACGCTCGAAGCATTCCTTCATCGAACGGCGCTTTTGGCGCTTTCTTAATCGCGTCATTTATAATCATCGCAGCAACCTTGAAGCTCGCATCGCCGGCTTTGTCCGGAATAGTCTTCGAAGTGATCCGCGTGAAATCCTTCGCGAATTTCGACAAGTCCATTGAATAGCCTGTTTTACTCATGATAGATAGACTGTTAGATATTGTGGCGAAAAGTCTTGAACTCTGTCAATCGTTATTATAGAAAAGATGACGCTGTCGATCTCGAACTTGTGATCGTAATAAATTGAAGTGTCGTGATCGATCATGATATTCACGTTCGAAATGACTTCTTCGCCGTCAGCATTTTTCACGAGTTCTCTTTTCCAATTAACACGCGCATCGATGTCGACTTCCGTCGGCGGCGTCTTCTCCGAGAAATCGCCTGGCGGATTCGGAACGAGCATTTTAATCGTTTGGTTTCTATAAACTTCATGCATTTTTAAGCTCCTTCAAATGCGATTGCTTCTTTCGAAGTCGGTGTCAGGAAATGCTTACAGTTCGGATGAAACGGCGGCCAGGCATAAAGAAGCGGATAATCCGGATCTTTGCCAGAGATAGAATAAACTTCACCTTCGAACTCTTCGCAGATCTCCGTCGTTGTGCCGTGATCCGAGACCTGAGTCAAGTCATTGCCGTATTGATTGCAAGTGTTGACCGTCGCGTCACTCTGCGAATAACGCATTTCCGTCCGAGTGACCATTTTCGCATATTTATCGATCCTGTAATATCGATCGTTGATTTGAATCAGCTGCGCGTCATCGAGCAGATCTTTGATCCGATCTCGGATCTGCCGCGAGACAGCGCCGCGAGACTTTCCGGCTGTCACCGATTGAGAGATTTGATTCAAAATTATTTCTTGATCTTCTTCGGGAATAACGCCGCCGCCGAACTCGTCCAGCTGCGCCAGAGAGCCTGAGATCTGTTTCGTGAAAAACAGATAATTCTCAGTTGTCTTCCGAATAGATCCGTTCGCCGAGATAAGAAGCTTGCTCGTTTTGTCGATGTCTTTTTGAATAGAAAGAGCGTGCGCCTTTTCGAGTTCCGAACTGTCGAGAATATCAGCGCCGAGGATTCGAAGAGAAGTGACAGACCTCTTCCGCGCCACGTCGTAAGCGTTTGGAATTAAGATCTTCGAAGACTTGAGAGCGATCGAGTTCAGCCGGCGAATGTTCGCGTCGGTCTTCCGCCGGATCTCGTTCGCCTTGATCTCTGTATAGTTGAGAAGATCGACAGAGAACAGATCTCGAATGATGTCATTTGAAATGTTTTCATAAAGCCGGCCCAGCGCTTCGAGTTCCGGCTGCTCTGGGATCTGCGCGATTCTCATTGCGTTTTCTTCTTATACAAGACCTAGTGTTCTCTGGATCCTCGAGGATACAATATCTTGTGGTATCCGAAATGTTATTTCCTGAGATCTTTGTTCTCGTCTCGCTCGAGCGCAACGACTTTGAAGAGTTTTGTTTTCTTGAATCCGGCAGCGATCAGCATGTCACGAACGAAAGGCGGAACAGGAGTATTCTTCATCATTTCTTCAAGGTAGGTTTCTTTGACAATGCCGGCTCTTATCACGCCTTGCGCTTGAATGTTTTTCCGCCGGTCTTCATCTGTCAAATGCTGCGCGATATAATAGGCCATTTCGCAATTCACTTTCCGCAGAACGACAAGCTGGTCAGCTGAAGCTTCAGCATAAGTCGGCAGCACGAACTCGTTCCCATAATAAAGCCGGTTATATGCATTGATGATCGCTCTCTCTTTGAGCGCATTGGTTGCGAGACCAGTCCAGAAAGAATCACGCAGCCGCTCAGTTGTAAAATAAGTTGAGCCGCTTGTTATATTCAAAAGCCATCCGACCGCCATTGTAATTCTCCTTCATCGTTTCTTTTTATTCTGTATCCGCCAGAATGTCGTTGTCCAGTCTTTTTCAAAAACTATTCTTTCCTTGAAGGCCAGGTTGAGCGCTTTGACAGCGATCTTATATCGCGGCCGTTCGGCATTATCAAGGATCAAATAACCACCGTCTTTGATGCGGCTGACGACCGAAGCGATTGATTTCACTCTACCGCGGCCATCAATAAGCGCGATGTCATAATCACTGTCAATATACCGGAGACCTTTTGCCGGATAGTCCGGATCGAATCGAAGCTCGATCCTTGTCCGGTCATAACCTTCAAGCTCTTTGTCAACGAGATTAAACCATTTCCGCGAATGCTCAAAGGAAAGAAGCTGATCCGCGAACTCTGCGAAGAAGAGCGTCGATCCGCCCGAACCGGTCTCGATAACTTTAAGGCTGCCGCCGAGTTCAATAATCCGTATCATTTTCAGTCGGAGATAATCGATCGCAACCGGCACAAGCCACGGAGTGTTTTTAATCGCCTTAACTTTCATCGGTCTTTTTCCATGCGAGCAAATTCGAGCCGCGGCCAGGAGATCTGCGAATCGTCGAAGTATTGAATCCGAGCGCTTTGAATTGCCACGGATCGAGAGAAGAAGCATGCGCTTCATGCGGATTGCCTTTGACTGGGCCTTGCGGATAGTCTCCCCACGGACAGCCGCAGATCAAAAGATGTTTCGCGAAGTCTTCGAGCTTCCGGATCGTCGGCGCGAAGTCTAAACGGCCCAGGTGTTCAGGCCCATGCCAGAAGATAACGACATCATATCGATGCTGAAGGATCTCTTCGATTCTCCGGACGTCTCCGAGCATGATCTTATTGAAGAGCTTCCAGCGCCGATTCAAGATCCGGAGTGACTCAACGTTCGGCTTCCAGATCTCGAGAACATCGATCTTATAGCTGGCATAATAGAATTCATCGATAAGCTCGAAGCGACTCGGAGAAGCTCCGACATAAAGAAGTGTTTGATAATTATATACATTCGGGATCTGCGCGACTTGTCCTTTTCTGGCAATCGCCTTTCCTTTGTATTGATCGAAGACTTTCAATCTTCTCATTTAACAAACTCCTTTGGAACTCCGAAGTCTTTCAAGATTTTCTGCATTTTAGATCTATCAGTAATAAAATTATTTCGCTTCCGGATCTCGTCTCTCAAATAGCCTGGCGACCGCATGTTTTTCTTGATCCGCGGAAAGGTGACGTTCGCGCCGTGCCGAATAATGCAGATCTTCCGCTCGCTAAAATGAACCGGACAAGACCGATAATCCATGAACTGTTCACTCTTGATCCGGAACCAGTCCGAATAGATCCTTCGCGGAAAGGCATGCGCCGTGAATGGAGATCTCGGAATAAAGAAATCTGAAATGAATTTGTGGTAAATGTTCCATTGAATAACTCGATGAAACGTTCGGCTCGTTCGGAAGTTCTTTAAATCCGCGGTATCTTTTACTAGCTGCATGACGTCTCGATGAAGAAGATCATCCGAGTCGGTTCGGAAGATGACGGCATAATCGGATTGAAGCTCTTTTGTATAGAACGATTTT